TTGTGCTTGAAGGCGATATTTGGTGGCACTCTAGGATCGAACTCGATCTTGAAAAGGTGCGCGAAAAGTCTATTAAGGCATCAGCAAATGGTAAGCGTTCGGTCAGCGCCCGCTCAACAAACGCCGAGCAAACGCTCAACCATAAAGATAAAGATATAGATAAAGATAAAAAAACAACATTTGATGCGTTTTGGGATGTTTATCCAAGAAAGGTTGCAAAACAGGATGCTCAGAAATCTTACGAGCGCGCTTTGAATTCAGCAACGCCGGAGGAAATCCTTTTAGGCGCTCAAAAGTTTGCGGCAGACCCAAACCGAATTCCAACTTTCACGCCTCATCCAGCAACTTGGCTAAATCAAGGCCGGTGGTCAGACGAACCTTTACCGCCTAGAACGCCCGAGGTTGCCCCTAAAGGCTTTATTTCTACCCCAACCGTAGTGCCACCTGCATTTGATCGCGAGGAAGCCTTAGAAAGGCAGGAGAGGGCGATTCCAATGCCAGCAGAGGTCAAAGATTTATTGAGCCGAATGCGCTCAAGTTGAGTTTGTAAGTAAGTAACTAATCTGCAACAATTACTTACACCGAAAGGGGAGAAATGACTAAAACGATCTTATCCGCAGAGCAAGTGCAAGTTGGGGATACAGTTGTGCATAACGATTGTCGCTATCAGGTTTCGTATATTGAATCTGAAAAACTTGGCAAAGAATTATATTTAAAAAGCAATCACGGCGATAAGGCTTTATTTGTTGGTGATAGCGATTTAATCATTTTAGAGGTTTGATTTCTTTTAGCGCGGAAGGCACACCAATTCAGCAAGGCTCAATGCGCTATATTGGCAATGGAAGAATGATCCATAGTAAATCTGCCGAACTCGCTATTTGGCGATCAACTATTGCTCTTGCGGCTAAAAACGCCGGGTGCAAACCAGTCGATAGCCCTATAATTATTTCTATGCGCTTTCGCATTAAAAAACCCAAAACCGTAAAACGCCAACATCCCACAGTTCCTCCCGATTTAGACAAGCAAATTAGATCAGTGCTAGATGCGCTCACAGGAACGGCATACATAGACGATTCACAGGTAATAGACATAAAGGCATCAAAAGTCTATTCAGATGCGCCGGGTGTTGATATAGAAATTAGCGATGAATTCGACTGTTTATAGAACAAGTGTTCGAATATAACGGTTTGGTAACAAAATAAGAATTTAGCCCAAATGTGACACTTTTGGCTGAATTGACGCTAATGTTGGGTCATCGGAACGAACGAGCCGATGCAGTACCAAATACAAGGAGGCAGTAAATGGACTACAAAAATTGGAAACACAATTACTCAGAAATCAGCGCAGATGTTGAATCAGTTGATTACATTATGCAAAATAATGAATACGAAGCAAAGGCACCAAGCGTTTCAGATTTAGGAACAGCGCAAGAATGGTTAGCCCTATATTGCACAGGCGAACAAGATGAATTATTTCAAAGTTTAGTAAATGTAATTGCATTCTTAGATATGACCGCAAAAGCAAAGCAACACAAAATCAATTTAACCGAGGCTAAGCGCGCTTATGCAAAACAACACGGAATTAAAGTTTCACAAGTTAAAGTAAAAAAGGAGGCAAAATAAAATGAAAAAACTAACAAAATTAAAAATTGCAGAATTTACTGATCCAATTTGCCCAAATTGCAAAATTGCTATGTTTGCGGTCAGCGCGATGCTTGTTGGAAAAGATAAGCAATTTAAGCATTATGCAGAGTGTCCTGATTGCGGATTAACAACGGAGGCAAAGTAATGACTAAGCAAATTACCGTAACTCTTACTGAATACGATTTTGCGCACCTTCACGGATCATCAATGCGTTGGGGCAAAGATTGGTTTAAGCAAAAAGGTCGCTTTGAGGATGCGCCATTATTTACTTGGAAGATGGCTTATTGGTGCGATAGATATCTAGATGCTTTATTTTGCCAACATTATTTATCATCTATTGGATATGAATCTCAGACCGTATTTGATACTGCAACTGTTCAATGGGTGCTTTTAACTAATTACGAAAGCGAGGATTGGAAATAATGGCTAACGGATACGATTCCTATACAACGGTTGTTATTACCGAGTGTGAGGATTGCGAGATTGAAATAGAAAAAGAAGTAGAAGCCGAAGGCGGTTGGTGTGAAATCCAATGCCCTAAGTGCAAGCAAACTTGGAATAAAGAGGTGGGCTAATGATTCTATTTTTATTTGTAGTAATACCTGTTGTAACAGTTACAACTTTATTAGTTATATGGGAAGTGGAGAAGGTTGATGGCGAAAATACTCTGTAAGGGTCAGCATTGGGAAGTTAAAGATGGGCAACTAATCCTTGATACTCCCGAAGGCAACGAAATAGCTAAACAAGTTATTAAAACACTTGAAGCCCAAATACGCTTAAAGATTTATGATGAAATCTGCGCGTTACCTTTAACCCAAGATCGCAAGAAAATGGTTAAGTTAGGGATTGAAAATGTAGCCCTAATGGTTCAGGATGCTTGCGCGCAAGTAGCGATAGGTGAAAACAAATGAGAGCCACATCAGTAGCCGCATTGGTTAAGTCAGAACCAAAGCGCGGATCAAATCGCGCCAAAGTTTATCAGTTTATTTTAGATCGCCAAGATCGCGGTGCAACAGATCAAGAGATGCAAGCAATCCTTAATATGCCGGGAGATACTTTGCGACCAACTCGCCTTAGCCTATCTAAAGATGGCATGATCTACGACTCAGGCAAAACTCGCCAAAACACTAACGGCAACGAGTGCATTATTTGGGTTGCTTCAACTATTGAGATGGGGTTGTTCTAAATGCCTACCTATGAGTTCCGATGCGCAACAGATAAATCAATGCTGGAAATCCAACAAGGTTTTTACGACAACACAATTCCAAATTGCCCAGTATGCGGCAATGAGATGCAAAAAGTATTTCAAGCAACGCCAGCCGTATTTCGCGGTGGAGGATGGGGAGGTTCTAAATGAAAATTATGGCAGGTCGAGATAAAGATCATTTATTAAGTTTTACAATTTCTACCGATTGCATTGAATTTGGAATTGCAACCTTTTGGGTAATAGTGTGGTGGAAATGAGCTTAAACAGAATCTTAGATGAACGCCAAGATCAATACGGCGATGCCAAAGAGAACTTTCGTAAGATTGGAATTATGTGGGGAGTCATCCTTGATTTGCCATATTCGCTATCTGAATATCAAGTGGCGCAAATGATGATAGCTCTTAAACTGCAACGCATTTCAGTTAATCCCGACCACCAAGATTCTTGGTTAGATATTCAGGGTTACGCAAAACACGGATTGAATTCATTATGACCCACGATGAATTGCTGGCAAAGATAGATAGTTTTAGTTGTTGTTCAGGCGCACACGAATTAGCCCTTCGTGCAGTAGTGGAATTGCACACACCTGTTCTTTGGCAGGGAATAGAAATGGTTTGTGATGGGTGTGGTATGGACATTGAACAAAACTACAATTCCGGGTATCCCTGCAAGACAATCCAAGCCATTGAAAAGGAGTTGGGATGAAAGATTGGCACATAAACAGATGTATTTCCTGCGGGGCTTGGGGTCAAATTGACTTGCAATGCTCAACCTGCTCTACAATTATCCCACCAACGAAAGGAGATGCAGAAATGCAAAACTCAATCAATGGAGGCTCACGATGACGGCACTAGGATCGGCGGCGATTGAGGCGCGCTGAAAGCAAAGGCAAGATTTCTTGTAGTAGCCGTTTTATCGGTGGGAATCTTGTTAGCTACCCCGGCACTAGCAATAGCACCAAAAGAATTTATAGTTGCTAGAACGCCTGAGGCGGCAAAGTCTTACGCACAAACACAACTTCATAAATACAACTGGAACTCAAAGTACCAATGGGCTTGCTTAGTTCAACTTTGGACTAACGAATCTAATTGGCGGCCAAATGCTAAAAACCATCAAGCGGTTAAAATGCTAATTGATGGCAAATGGGTAAAGTTCTATGCAGGTGGTATTCCGCAACGCTTAGGATTAAATCCAAAAGCAAGCGTTCAAGAACAGATCAGGGTAGGATTTGATTATGTTTTGGCTCGCTATAAAACGCCTTGCAAAGCTCTTTCGTTTTGGCAAGGGCATTATTACTACTGAGTACCTAGACGATAACCCGAAAGGTGCAACTGATCGGGAATCATCAGATTTCACTAGGCCGTTCCCTAGTGAATAGAGAGTGCTTGAGCGCGTGTAGCCTCCAGCAATCGCGCTCGCACTCTCAACCAATAGTGTAAGATGTAAGTTATGACCACAATCCTTGCAAGGCAATTTCCCGATCGTGTAGTCATAGGAGCAGATAGTTTAGTAACTGCCAATCGCAAATATACGCATCCTAAAATGGCAAAGATAACTGAGCGCGGTTTATATTTAATTGCTGGCGCAGGTGAAAGCGCGGCTTGCGATATTGCGCAACATATTTGGAATCCACCAAAGCCAACTGTTGAGGATAAAAAAGATTTATATCATTTTGTAATTAGCAAGGTAGTGCCATCGCTAAAACAATGTTTCAAAGATAACGATTACAAATGGGATGATAAAGATGACGATGAAACCAAGTTTGCTTTTCTTGTTGCAATCGGTGGTGAAGTATTTGATATCAGCGATGACTTTGCTATTTGCCTCGATGGTGATGGTGTTTATGGCATTGGTAGCGGTAGTTCTTTGGGTATTGGTGCTATTAAGGCAGGGGCTTCTATGGCTCAGGCTCTTGCGATAGCGGCAGACAAAGACCCATACACCGCGCCACCGTTTATATTTATGGAACAGGAAAAATGGATAAAGTAATAGCAGAAACCGTACTGGCTCGCGCCAATGGCTACTGCGAAGTTTGCGGATTGCCCGGCGATGATTTTGCTTTGCATCATAGAAAACTAAAATCGCGTGGGGGCAAGGATGAAGTAGCTAACCTGCTTGTATGCCATCATAAATGCCACAATTTAGGCACACACTCAATTCACCTAAACCCACAAAAAGCCACGCTAAAAGGCTATATGATTCCATCTTACGGCAAGCCTGATGAGTATCCCTTACACTTGCCCGATGGAAGTATTGTAAGGCTAACAAATGAAGGTAACTACGAAAAGATAGAGGGCTAAAATGGCAACAATAGAAATCACAGGCAACGCTGGTGGAGATGCAGAACTAAAATTTATTAAAGGTGCTAAGGGTGATTTTGCCGTAGCAAACTTTTCTCTTGGTGAAACTCCACGCGAGAATAAAGATGGGCAATGGGTCAATGGCGAAACCGTATGGTGGAAAGTTAGTGCTACAGGATCGCTTGCCGAAGTCTGCGCCGATATGGTTACAAAAGGCAAAAAGCTATTTATTAAAGGCGATCTAAAGGCTTTTGAATATAAGGGTCGAGATGGCGAGATTAAATCAGGGTGGGAAGTTCGCGCCAAGATGATTGCTGAGGTTGGCACATTAAAGCGTAAGAGCGCACCTGCTCAAGATGAAGTTTGGGGTGGTAGCGGATGGAACTAATGAGCAGTAAGGAAGTTTGCGAATACTTAAACATCAAACCTAATTACTTACATCAGTTGCAACATCGCAAGAAGCTAAACTGGTCTGAGAAAAAGGGTCGCAATGTTTATTACTCACGCGAAGTTGTAGAATCATTGGGCGCATCGTTCAATAAATGAAATGCGCTAATTGCCATAGGCAAAACGATTACACAGTTTGTTATGGGTGTTGGGATTATGCTCTTAGCCACCTAGACAAGTTCCCCCTGCGTTATTATGAACTAGAAAACGAACTGATCCCTAGCGCAAGTGTTAGCAAGGGTGAGCGTATTCAAAGTTCAAGAGATGGTTCGCCTATTCCGGTGCGCCTAGAAACTTTACATCTACGATCAGGTGGGATCAGCAAACCTCTTATGGCACACGAAACAACAATGAGAACTATTC